TGCTGTTGTTTTTGAAACCTGTACTTCATTATTGGCGTTATACAAGTTGATTTGGTATGTAACACCCAACTCCAAAACCACCCCAGCTTCAAACCACCCTATAAAATCACCGCCAGTTTGCTGCAATCGATTCCTGTGAGCCCAAGACAAATTGATATTGCCCCGCACTAAGTCTGGCCAATACTCACCATTGATTTTCACATTCGCTGGTGGATAAGGTCGGTTAGCTAATCCCACCATTTCGATTGCATGTGCCGTTGCTGATCCAAGCGCAAGCTGTGCCGATCCCGTCTTGGTGAGTGCCTTCACATTGAGCGATTCACCCGCAAAGTAATCCGTCTCATCCAGTGCAATGTATTCATCACAGAATAAGATCATTGAACCTGTAGCATGATCCTGCGGAACGGTATAGTTCACCCCACGTTTGACCGTAATTTCAGTTTCACTGATGGCGGTCACCGCCATATGCTCATCATTAACCAAGATCCATTTACCTAGCTCAATTTCTTCCAAATCCTCTACTTTGCGAATAGCGAATGTCGATTCCATTTTCCCTATGGCCTGTGCTAATTCTGCACTCGGGCAATAATCCAACGTTGCTTTAGAGGCATAGCCTAAACCTGAATCCACATAGATCTCTGCTGACATGGCATTTTGTTGACCACGTGGAGCCACCACAGCAACGCGTGACAGCGTAGGCTCATCTGCAAGATCAGCATTCACTTCTGACTCAGTGGCAAATTGCACTGCATCATAGTATTGAAGCTCAAGTACACGGACATGAGGATTATCAAGCGGCGCTTGATTGGCTGGATTCTCATAGGGTGGTACATAAGGCACTACAGAGTTCATCGGAGTGCTAAACACATCCTCAATGGCTTCAATCGTTGCTCCAAAGTTGTGGTCATCCCCATAGTCAATCGAATTGACACGCATCACCGCCCCATCCACACCATGAGCTGCCCAATGCCACTGAAAGGCATTACCCTCTTTCAACTGCAAAGCAATGTCGGGATCAACATTGTTGAGTGTGACAATTTTTAAAGGACTGGAAAGCGCTTTTAAATCACGTTCAGCAGCTATATAAGCAGTCTTGGCATTGGTAAAACCGTCATAAGTCACTGACTTATTCACCAAGCCATTTTGGGCAATGCGTGCAGGATCTTGTGCTGTCACTGTGGCATCTTTGCCTGTTTCTTTCTCCCAATAGGTCACGGTGATCTGATTGATTTGCTCTGCTGCAGTACGGATTTCATAATCGGAAATCTTGCCAACATTCGATTCATCAAGGATCAGTAAGTCACCTGCAACATAGTCATCACGAATCAGGGTGAGCACCCATTTATTAGTGCGACTGTCTACCGTACACACCGCATCGATGTGCTCACAAATCAAGTCGATGATTTTCTCAATCTCGCCTTCATCATCAAACACAATTGACATATACATGTCTTCTTGATTGAGCACTGCCCAAGCATTTAAAAAGCTGTTTTTATCCAACATCTCTTCTGGTTGCCCCATCCCCCACGCTGTGTTGGTAATGCAGGTCCACAGCATGTCCGCGGGGTTCATATCAGGCTCACCTGAGCGCACTCCAAACCATGATTCAAGATTAAAGACCGTTTCGGCATCATCAGTAATCGCCCAAGGCACATAGGCGCCTAAATCCACATTGTCCTCAGGCGTGTTATCGGCTTGCATCAACAGATTATTCAAAGTGATGAAGTCAAAGTCAGCACGGGATACGGTATGGGTTTGATGGACGGCTGTGTTATGAAACATGGCTTGAAACTGCGCAATCACCGCTGGTGTGACATCGCGACCATCATGCATCGGCACAAAGATGCGACGACTGTTCTCAGTTTGATGCGCATTTAAAAAACTTTCCGCATTACTGATCATGCTGGATATTGAAACACCTGATACTTGGGTTTTCGCTTCAATCCATGTCACAGCATCGGGTGCATCTGTTTCTTGAAAGTTAAGATAGTCTTTCACATGCAAGCCACTATCAAAGAACATCAAGCGAATATTGACTGTTGAGCCATCATAAACAGCAACCATATCTCCGATCAGATACATTAAGCGCGCAACACCAGAGGTAAAAATCTTAAATACTTCAGGCGTCATAGACATTGAACTGTCCATTGCAATCACAATATTAGTCACGCCATCAATAAAGGTCGGCTTGATTCCATTCACGTATGAAAGACGGTATTTCCAATCCTTCATATAATTGGATGTGCCTATATATCCTTGCTTCCACACAAATGAGCAAACACCGCGTGAAGCAGGGACATTGCCCACACCCAATTTTTGCTCTAAATAAGGATCTGGCATTTGGTTTTGCAAACCCGAATAATAATTAAAATTACCCGTTACTCCACCACCACCGCCGACATCTGTGCCACCAAATAAATTCTGCTGCGCAATGCGGCTTGAGCCATTACCCATCCCACCATACCAGGCTTCTTTATCTTCTACCCAAATTCGACGAAGAAAGCACCCTGCATGAGCAAGAACGGCTTGCCAACCTGCATAGTATTTATGTGCGTATGTCTGTTTTTTTCCACCGCTCATTGTGTTCTTCCTGTGCAATCTCAACGACTTTTAAAGCCATGGCATCTTGTGTATCAATCAGCTTTTGGGCATCAATCCCATTGGCCAAGAAATCTGGCCAGTCCCAATGATGGGCATCAAAAAAGGGCTTAACGCCCTCTTTTCTGCAATACTTCGCAGCCCGAATATGTCTGATATAAATTTTCATTTTTTCAAAGCCACCGCCTTTTGATCACCAAAATAGGTATAGGTTGGCGCGACATCGCGTGAACCGAGTACCACCTTGATCGGTGTCCCATATTCAACGCTGGGTGCTTCAACCTCACCCGCCACTGTCCTGTTTTTTTGGCTCCGAGCCATCATTAAAGACACAGCAACCGATACAATCGTGACCACAACGGCCCAGATAAATTGCACCCACATATCACACCACCTGTCTGACTAATGGGTTATCACCCGGAACAAAAGGAAAACCGCCATAATTTGGCAGATTGGCATAGGCCTTACATGCATCCGGTGTTTTTAAGCACCCAGGATAAAGCATCACATAAGGGACCGCCTCTTCAGCGGAGCGAAGTTCAGCTTCAGCAATCGGGATTGCATCGGCTGCTGCATTTTTTTCGATTTCAGCCAGTGCAAGCGCATCCACCAAGTCTTGATAATTTGGATCTTCTGGTACCGCATTATTCAATGCCTCAAGCGCTTGTTCATAGGCCGTTTGTTTCAGTGCCAATGCAGCTTGAGCATCAGCCAGTGCCTGAGTTTTTAAGGCAATATCATCCATCAATGTCGTATATTCAGCATCGCTCAGTGCAATGTTGCTAAACGAATCAAAGCGACGCTTTAAAACAAGCTGATTGCCCTTGCTGGTATCAATGGTAATCAACACCCCGCTTTGATCTTCAATCATGCCAATCAGAAAATAATTGTCTGCATAAGCTTCTAGGCCACGTAGTTCCATGTTCAGCCTATCCACGCTTTTGATGGTGGTCTTCACCGCATAATTTGCCTTGGCCAAACGACAATCTTGATCAAACAATCGATAAGGGCATGTGGCTTGAATCTTTCGAGTCACCGCATTACGCCCCACCTTGGTGTATTCCGTTTCAAATTGAAGTTTAATGCCTTCATCATGTGGTTTGACTTTGGTCAATCGACCTGACCAAAACTGTCTAAACTCAACCCCTTCATAACTGAACATTTGAACTGTGGTGATTTCTTCAAGTTCAGATCGGGAAAGGTTCTGTGCAAACACCGAAAGCAATGAAAACTCTATCTCCATGGTCTGCTTTTCTAAGTCTCGTCCAGACTTGTGCGAACCACGTTTAATCACATGCGGCTCATACACCACACCCGCATGCTCAATAAAGGCATCTCCATTGGTGTAGGCACGCTGTACATTGCCCGTTTGGAAGAGGTACAGTTCTCGCTTGGCAATGGTTGATTGCCCATTACCGAGCAATCGAGTAAAAAATTTCATCATGGCTCAATTTCCAAAATAGCGACTGAAGACTCAGTGATGCCAGCACCTTTATATTGAATATCCACTGAATCGTTATTGAGCCGATGAAGACCTAAATAGCTGATCATTCGAATATCCACAGCAGCTTTATTGAGTGCCGGTGTAATGGTGAGTCTCAGTGTGTTACTGGTTTGCACTGCATTTGAAATGCTATGTGCAGTCCAATTGCCTGACTTGTCTTGAATAGCGATATGCTTTCGATTCGAGGCATATTCCTGGTACTGGTTCAACTCAACGTCAATCACAGTTGAAATCGTACCTGTACTTTTGACATAGAAATTGCGTTCAAAAGTTGGCAACCAAAATGCGCGATATTGCCCCAGTCTGCGAAATAGAAACTGTCGATACTCAAACAAGGCTTGCTGACCTTTCATCACTGATCGCATCGGTTTGCCGTAACGGGCATGTAGCCAGTTGCTATGCTGATCAATCGGCCCTAAACCAAAATCCACTACAGTCTGGTGCTGAAGCACGGTGACATTTAACACATCCCCCTCAAGCAATAAGCGCTTGAAGTAAATGTCATGTCCAAGAAACTGTGCGGGGACTGGTACTTGCAGATACGGTGCATCCATCACCTGAAATTGAAGGCTCGGTTGGCCGTAAACTGCATTGATAGGTGCCGATACATCACCCAAAATAAAGCCCACTCGAAGTGGGCGTATAGTGAAGCTTTGCAAGGTGATCGGTTCATAGAGTTTCAAACCATTGGCTAGTACCTCTTTGATTTCAACGACAACTAGACCATCTTTATGCTTAAGCAATGCCAGGGAATCGTTTCGGAAATCATAAATTGAAGTTACACATTCAATAAAATCACCGTCCACACCACCAATACGCTGCCACTCGACATCAACAGGAATGGCCCACAGTTTACGCAAACCGCCCCACAACACATTGAAGTTCTGCGCCAAAGCCTGACGAGCCACCACATAATCAATATTCAAAACTTGAGATGCGGTTTCACGTAAAGCTTTTCGTTTCTCAGTACCATTATGTGAACTGTTGACGTAAGTTTGAAAACCTAGACTTTCAGACGATCCTACAAGCGTGCACTGGTCCAGTAAAACCAATTCCCCAAAAAGTGTAGTTTGGATTTTCATGATACTCCTAGTGCACGCTTAAACTCTGACGGGTTTGCTTTAATTTGATTAAGGATAATCTGACCACCAGCACTACCGCGCATATAATTACCCACCAAATCATCCTGTTCAATTTGATTGATAATCGTAAGACCCTGCATGCCATTTGATGAAGATTGCTGTGACTGGCCTGCATATGCATCCATTTTAGAAGTCTGCGGTGTGAATACTTTTGGTGGATCTAAAACCATCCCACCATCTGCAAAGCCATTTTTAATAGACTGACGTAAAGCATAAAAGCCAGCTGGACCACCCAACGCAGCAATCTCCTCTTGAGTTAAAACACCTTCACCACGGTGAACGATACCCGCTGGATCATACTTGCCACCATGCCCTGTATAACCGCCAGATGCATATCCTACTGGGCTTAATGCAGATACTGCAGCCTGAAGTAACCCCGTCTCCATGGTAGCAATACCAACTGCAGGCAAATTATATGGAAATGGTGCAGATGCCCAAGCAGCTGAAATAGCCGCATAGCTATTCATTGCAGTTGAAAATAACGCTGCACCTTTTTGAATACCGCCAAGAAGGGCATAAGCTGTGCTTGAAGAATCTACTAAGCCCATCATCATGCCCGCAAAATCAGCACCATACTGAGCACCATAAGCCATTTGCATTGCTAAACGCTGCTGCTGATAATCTTCCTCCAAAAAGAGTTTATGCTTTAAAGCCTTATCTAGAAGATCGATATCTTGCTGATAAGGTGATTTCTCTACACCAAAGCGGTTTTGATAATCACCCCAAACCTGATCACGTTCCGAGTTTTCTTCTACCCCCTGCTGAATATTTGCCTGCTTTACCAGCGCATTTTTCATCTCTGGTGAGTATTCTGCTGTATTGAGAATTTCCTCACGCACCAATGCATAGTATTCACGAGCGTAGTCACCCGCGGTCATCCAAGTTCGTTTGATTTCTAACAAGGATTTATCTTGCGAAATACGCACAGATGTTTGCTCAATTTTAGACTGAGCATCTAAAGCATCTTTCTTTAATTTACGCTCAGTATCCAACAAGCCTTTAGTTGCATCAATAGATAACTTATCAATAGCTAATTGCGCTTGTAGCTTTTCACGCTCAGTCATCTGATGCTGATTCAATTCGTAATCTAATTCAGTCGCATAGAGTTTTTTTCTCGCCTCAGCAATTTCTTTGGCATCATTAATCATCCTGCTTTTTGATGCACTTTTTAAAGACGACCCCGCAATTCGATTAATCTCTTCGCTTAAATCTGTCTCAATTCGATTGAATTCGCTGCCGTATTCGTAAATAAGTCTGCGAGCATCCTCTAACGCCCTGCTTTGATCGCGCAGGGCGCTTGTGTTTTGTCGTGTTGCTTTCGCTACTTCGTTTTGTTTTGCAGCCAACTCAGATAAACCAGAGTTGGCATTTCCAACATTTTGGTTAAGCTCTCGAATGCCGCGCAATTGCTTGGATTGCTCAGACGATCCAGAATTCCACATCTTATCAAGACGATTTGCTGCGCCCATTACCGTCTGGTGCATGTCTGTTTTAATTTCAGAAGTAAGTGCTGCGATTTCGCCACGTGCTTCATAGGCTGCTTTTGCCAATCCGATTGGATTCATTTCATACCAATCGGTTTCGCTCCAAATAGCACCACCAATTGCCGCCATGCCGCCAAGTGCTTTACCGACTAATTGAATGGCTGTTACCGCACCAATCGCAGTTGCAGCAACACCTTTCAATATTTTAGCAACACCATTGGCAACCTCGGTAAATTGCAATCCTTGCTCAGACCCGCCAAAAAATGCTTCTGCAATATCCACGAACGCAGGTATTACTGCCTGCATAAGTTGGTTTTTTGCCCCTTGCATCTGTAGGTCAAGCATGTAAACTTGATCTTTTAGTGTTTTAGCAGCCTCAATAGTTTCATCTGTCATGATAATGCCAGCGCGTTCTGCCATATCACCGTATAAGCGCATCCCCTCACCGCCATTTACCAGCAGCGGTATTAGGTCAGTCATGTCAGATGCCATGCTTTCTAGATAGAAAGACATTTGTTCTTGTGTGACACCTGCTTCTTCCAACTTGTTCACATACAACTGCAGCGCTTCGGGTCCCGACAATTTCTGCATGTCTAAGATTAATTTTTTTGCAGCTTCGGAAGTCCCCTCAGTCTTCATTGCAATTTGCTCAAAGAAATCTACACCACCACCAGCGCCGACTGCGGTTAGTTCTCCAAGCTTTTCGTTGAAGTCTTTCATCATGTCAGAAAGCTTGTCACCTTCGATGCCAAAAGCGGCGGCCCCTACAGCCATTTTTTGAAATTCTTGCGTTGTGGTATTTGCACGTAAAGCAAATCGCTCTAACTCAGCTGCTTGGTTTGCCGTTTGTAGCGCCATCCCCGCCAGTGCTGTTGCACCACTTGCTGCAATTCCAATTATTGCAGTACCGTAAGTATTTACATGCTTTCGCATGTTTTCAAAACTCAGTTTTGATTGTTTCTCTGCATCCTTGATTGGTCCTGTAAAATTACCAATCTTAGCGATTAAATCTAACGTTAATGTTCCAAGTTTGGTGCTCATACAAAACTCCAAGCAATAAAAAACCGCCTTTCGGCGGTTAGTCTTTTTGGTTTATCTAAAGGTTCTTCTCAAACTCAAGTATGCATCCCCTGATCGATGCATCTTTAAACTTGATTACTGCATTTTGTTTATCGGCAGCACTTTTGAACAATGGCTCCTTGAAAGCATCAACCACGGCAGCCTTTGCGACTTTGTTTAGAGCTTCATTACCAAGATCAATTTGGTACATTTCTTCGAACTTTTTACCATTTTGTCTATGCTTCATAGCAACTTCAGCGAAAGAAGATATATTGACGCAATAATCAATATCTTCTTGGCTCACGCTTCTTTTTGTTTTATCAATATCGAATTGTTCGGAGTAACTGCCACCAGAAAGCATTTTTGTCAGATCATTTATTCGCCGCTCAGAATCATCAGCATGTGCAAATCCAGCAATCAGCATAGTTAAAATTAATAATTTTTTCATTGGAACTATTTCTCTAGATCAGGGTTATTTTCTACTAACAACTCAAACAATAAGTCGGGGTCGTCAATAATTTCATCCAAAGACTTGCCTGTCTCTAGCAATTCTGTAATAGCTTTATTCAATTCAGTTTTGCTAGGCTTTTTAATATCAAAAGCATCCAGCTCGTCCCTATCACTCCAAAATTCGTAAATTTCATTTCTTAAATTTATCTCTTCAGAGTATGAAGCCCATTTACTATAAAGAGCTGGATCACTTTTTTTAATCTCTTTAATGTATTTATCTAAATAGTTATCAAAACTAAAAAAAGTTACATCATTACTAGGTTTTAAATCGAGTATTTTTAGTTGCTGCTTTTGTTGGCTTGTTAATGGGATACCTTTTAATTTTTCATCAGCATCCTCAAATGAAATGTCAGATATACAGTATTTTAATTTTGAATATTCAGGCATATCCAATTTCACACCAAAATTCCCGATACTATTACCCCTTTTCCAACCGCCGACAATTGCAGCCCTAATAAAAATAAAGCTATCTACTTCTATTCCATTATTTTTTAAAGCATTTGTAAACGTCTTGGCATCCGACCTTGATAAATACGCTACGACCATTCCTTTTATTCTTACCACAACAGCGTTAGGATCATGGCGATTGTTTGGCTCTCTTTGTAAACATGCGACCTCTTCCATGAATTTACTTTTTTCATTTTTTGACCCACAAAGAGTGCTTAAATTATTTTGGTAGTTACTTTCGCCAACCACATCAAAATCATACATACGCCCCCAAGCGAAGAAAACCTTAGAGCGTGTAGCTTTATTTTGAATTGGCTGCTCCTTTCTATTTTGAATATTTTGCTCCAAAGTAGGTATTGGTGGTATTTTGTTTGTGGCTTTAGGTATTGGTACCGATTCTTGCTGACCACTTGTATTGGCGTTACCTTTTAATTCAGTAGTTGAAGTATTTTTAAGGTTATTCCCACTGAAAACTAACCATGCGATAAAACAACAGAATAATAGTCCAATTATAATTATTTCCCACATACCCTGCCCCAAATATATAATTTAGAACAAGATACTGATTATTAGGATAAAAAGAAACCCACCGAAGTGGGTTGCATTTTTAAACACTAATTTCTTTTAGAAGTTATAACGCAAACCAGCACGGTAGGTTGTGCCATTCACATCAAGCTCGCTAAGCTTTCCAGCGTCATAACACTCGCCATCTAAGCAAGCTTCAGCTTGTTGGTTGTATAACCACTTATAACCAAGGCCGCCATACAGTGCAAAATTAGGTGTGAATTTATAGCCAACCTCTACTCCAACAGGAATAGTCAAATACTCAAGGTCAACTGAGTCACCTTCACTAGATCCATCAACCCACGCATAACCTAGGCCAGCAGTACCATTGATGTAGACATTTTTCTCATCATAGAAATTGTAAACACCACCTAAAGAAAACTCTTTAAGTTTAAGTTCATCTTTCTGCTGTTCGTATTTAGCAAAAACACCACCTTTTTCATTTAAGAAATAAGTAGAGAGGTGGTCCCACATGTTTGAACAACTAAAAGCTTATTTATAAGTGATACTCTGCTCTAGTTAAGCTACCTTATTTTGTTGTGGTAGCTGGTCATAGTAAAACTCATCTGGAGTCATTTTGTCCAGACTCGAATGAGGTC